CAATTCCTTCTCAACGTCTATTCCACTTATCTCCAGGAATAGTTCATTGTTCCAATTAGGCAATGTTAATGTCTTTCTTCTATCCTCATCACTCGCATTTTTCCAACTCTTCCTGAATGCCTCTTGGTATTCATAGCTTCTTAAATAACCACCAGTTGTCTTGTATGTATCGTGTGCTACTTTCTCTTCATCTGTCATAGCCTCTTCTGGTATCCATTCTGTAATATCAAAGTAGAAATAATTAGGGAACTCTAAATCATCTCGTGCAATATCACAATCCATATTAAATATTCTTACTTTTGGTCTTACAGTGTTTAAGAATCCAGTATTCCCATCCCCAGTATTCCAATCCCCAGTATTCCCATACCCAGTATTCCCATTCCCAGTATTCCCATCCCCAGTATTCCCATTCCCAGTATTCCTATCCCCAGTATTCCCATACCCAGTATTCCAATCCCCAGTATTCCCATCCCCAGTATTCCAATACCCAGTATTCCTATCCCCAGTATTCCCATCCCCAGTATTCCTATTCCCAGTATTCCCATTCCCAGTATTCCCATCTTCTGATACTGTTTTGATAGTGTCTTTCTTTACATACTCAACGCCATCTATCACTATTTCGTTCTTCATATTAAATAAAATTATAAATTAAATAGCTAATCCTTAATAACTAACGGTGGAGTGCCCCGACATCATGAATGTCTACCGCTTACGGTGTGCACCCGCCTTCACTCCCCCGATAATCATTAAAAGAACTTTTAGTACACTATATGAGATACTCTGGGTAGGACTCCATCATAGTCAACGTACGATTGCGAATCTTCTTGTTGCTACAAATGTAATTTTCATCTACCTACTTGCTCGGTGTTAGGCGAATATTACAATACGCTTTTTCCTCCTTCTACAACCTGCCCGTGTAAATACAGTGCATTAAATCTGCCACCAAAGTACCTCATAAAATGTACTATTTAACTTTTTAAGAGCAACTAAAAGACTATTCCTTGTTCGCAGGTGGCTCGTGACCATCAACAAACAGGGGGCAGGCTTCTATGTACCACTCATATTTGACCTTACTCTACTATCAATCAAGGTCTTAATCTTGCTCTGAGAGTAATTAATTGTTCTATCCGCGTTCTCATATAAACCTCTTAATTTTCTTGCTTGATAATTAGCCTTAATCTCCATTTGTTTAATCTCATCACACTCTTTCTCTGCCATAGCCTTCGCCATTCCATCAGTAATCTTGTCTCCATTCTTTAACTCTATATACTTATCTCTAACGCTCGATTTATATTCTTCGCTTAATGCCTCTGCTTTAGTATAAGCATAGTCTTTTAAGTCCCCTAGATTAAACAAGAGGCTTGAGAGTATCATCATAGAATCTGTTACCTTATCCATCTGCCAACTCTCCACAGGAGTATCTTCAAAGTATTTTTTAATGTGCAAAATCTTCTCTACAATAGGCATTCCCTCAATACCTTTTTGTATATTATCTATATCACTCATAATTTCCATACTGTTTATCATACTTAGTATATTATCAGTTTATATTCTTTTTGTCAATATCCAAATAGACTTGTAGTAATGAATTGTCCTTCTTGAGTGCATTAAATCTTGTTCTGAATTCGTCTGACAGTTCCTCTAGTTCTGGCACGGAGAGCTTATCAAGCAGATTAGAAATCTTCTCTTTTTCTTCAAAGTCTTCCAGGCCATATCTCTTTATATACCAGATATGGTATGCGGGGTAATTTCCATCTCTTCCCCCATATATAGAGCTTTTGTTGCAGTCTTCACATTGTCCATTTACCAGGCGAGTGTCAAAGAGTATTGATTCGTTTCTTCCGCCAATGCAATGTCCTGCTTGGGTATGTTTGAACTCATACCTCACACCACAGCTAACACAATAACACTGGTCTGGTTCTCCTGTCGTGAATAGACAATCTCTCAAACGAATATATTTGCTAAACCAGTCCCAAGTTCTTTTCTTAACTGTAGTCTTCTTTGGGGCTTTGATTTTTGGTATTTTCATTGCTGATAGTTCGTAATATTAAATCCTGATTTTCTTTAACCCAATCCATTATCTTCTTATCAAACTCGACTTCTTCTATTACATAGTCGCCATCGTTCTTAAAAATAATAACGGCGAGTTTCCCTTTCCAATCTGTTGCATTTGCATATAGAGTTAGTTGCCACTTCGTATGCTTAATCTTTTGGTTGTTTCTTTTGTAGGGCTTTTCGTCGTAAGCACCAAAAGTCTTCCAATCTGCCAACATCTCCTCGCCAGTTGCCTTATTTCTAACTAATCCATCATATCTACCTGCATAATTCAATTCTTCGCAGATTACTTCTTGTTCCGTGTTTACTAATTCCCAATCTTCTAAAAACTTATTCATTCCCATGGAGAGGTTGTCCTCTAACTTGTCCATCTGCGGGGCTGATAGCCACTCCAATCTGCGATATACGTTGTCGAGGTACTCTGACACCTTGCTACCTAAAATACGGCTTGTATTGGTTATGACTTGCGGGTCTTTGCCTACTCTTTGACACCAATTCTCAAAAGCCACCCTGTTGAATGGGTCTTTAAGTTCAATGAGAGAAGTAACTGATAGATATTTGTCGTAATATATCCTCATTCTAAAGGAATTAGAACTAAAATTATTACTATTGCTATTAATGTTCCCATGTTAAAATGGGAGTTCGTCTTCTAGTTCTTCCTCTTGTGTCAAAGTCTTAGCTGGTTCTAATGCCTTTTTACTAAAATCTAGGGCGTCCTTGACCTCTACGGTCTTCGCAACGCCATTCCATAGTTCCTTTCGTGGTGTAACTATTCCAAGCTTTTCTTCCACGACCTTTAACCTGTTGTCAAACTCCTTAAAGTCTAGTTCTAACGCTTTTCTGCCACCCTCTTTAGGGGGAAGTTCAAGGTTAAAGTATTTCCTTCCATTGCTTTCTTTCACAACAATTTTTCCCGTCATAGACATACCGTCAACCCAGCCATTTGTATTGTCAAAATAATCAAAGTAGGTTACTCTGCCCCGAAAATCTGGGTCATTAATAGTTCGTGGGTTAAAATCTAAATTTACTTTCACATAAGGAAGTTTCTTTTCTTTCGATAATAACGGGTTACCATTAATATCTTTATAATCCTTATATATTTTGTCTATCGTAACATTGTTTAACTCGTATTCTGTATTCATACTATTTATTGTTTAACTTAGTTAACTCATCATACTCCTTCTCGAGCGTTCCTATTCTTTTATTGTCCCTCTCTATATCCTCGTCTCTCCAGTCTGTCTCTTTAACGGCCCACTTGGCATATACGAGTTTTTCTCCTTTATTCCACCCTCGTAATTTTGATTTAAGCTTCTCAGACAAAATGAAATTGGTTGTGTCATCTATAGACGGTCGCCCTAAATGTTTCACCACAAAACCTTGATACCTTTCTAAAAGGTCTTCCTTACTCATTCAATTTTTCTTTTAATAATTTAATGTCTATCTTTTCTAATATTTCTTTTGATTCGCTCTCTTTACATGGAATGAAATTGGTTCCTATGCTACAACTGTTACCGAGAGAAGGGTAAATAATTAATCCATTATCTGTTTTTATAGATATTATTTTTCTCATATTATTTACTTTCCTTTAATAACTTATTTTCTTTTCTTAAATCAATAATCATTTCCTTGGCCTTTGCCATTTTTGAGGCGTATTCTGCCTCAATTTCAATTCTTAACTTATCAATATCAGGGTTTCTAGTGTTCTTTAACGCCTCAATCCCCAATTTTATTTCTTCCCCTCCCTCCATTAACATCTCCTTTATATCGGCCACGAGTTCTTTGATTACCTTTCGTGTCTCTAACCTTACTTCGTCCTTGTCAAGACTATCTCCCCCTATTGTATAGCTTAGGAATTCTGAAGCCTTCTCCTTTGAGAAAGTATCTTTTGAAAGGGGAATATCATACCCCAATGTGACCTTTATCTCCTCATATCTATTTTGTATTTCCATTTTGTCCTCCGTGTCAAATATTAATATATATCCATTTCATCAGCACATCTATTGCAGATATGCCCTGTTCCATAATCAATGGAAACAGCATCATTCTCATCGACTATGATTCCACATCTATAACATTGCACGGTTTTGATATCGTCCTCATCATCAAAAAGGATAGGTGGCGTGTCTATGTCCTCACACTCTATGTCCGACCATATACCGTCCTCCCACTTTCCGACGCCACTTCTAACTCCATTTTCATCAAATCCCTCTGGAATATTGTTGTTGTTCATTTGCAGTTTTTATATTAAATTAAATAGCTAATCCTTAATAACTAACACCAACCTAGCACAATACTGTTCCTGTATTATGCCAAGTGAACTAGGTAATTACTCCTAGTTGAGAAGTTGGGCACCGCCTGTATCTCCGCTTCGGTCTTCTCATGGACTCTCAATTCCACATTGCTCGTAAGCTAACGAGGTGCGTACAGATTGGTGTCAATCATTAAAAGAACTCCCTACTCCACAAAATTGGTTTCATAACCAGTTTCAGTCATAAATCTATCACACTCCATCTTAGCCATATATTTGACGATAGAGTTTACACCTAAAATTATAATTGCAATGGAGGCACATACAGCAACAATAAAATTCCAAAAATCGTTCATTCTTCTACTTAATAAAATTATTTACAGTTGCTACTGCTCCAATGGAATTATGATTCTCACTAGCAGTACGGCATTGCATAACTCAAGCCCACAACCTGTCCTCAACCGTGGGCAAACATATTTCATAGTGGTACGGGCTAGAATCCGTCTTGGTTTACCATAGCCACTACACAAGCGTGTAATGGGTACTCTATCCTGTTTTCTACTCTAAACTAACCACTACTAATCAAATACATTGGTCGGGGTGCTACCCTATATAGTCAGTATAGTTTAACTTTTAGTGCGTATTACAGATGGTGTTGACCAGTATCTCCCATATCAGCAACAAACACTTTCACCCCAGTCAATATATTTGATTTTATTGTGTGAACAGGGCTTCTATACGGCATAACTGACGAGCAGTATCGTTTTTCCGATATTTCTACCCTGTTCATTTCCTAAGTTAAAGAGCTACATTACCTTCCCTATCTTACAATTGCATTATAGCATTTCATTGACATTGTTACAATAAAGCAATAATAAATTACTATATACTAAAATCATCTTCTATCTTGTCGCTTGGGTATATATGTATTTTTATCCCGTCAAATTCCCATTCAAAGTCCTCTCCTTCTGATAGCTCCTCTACCTCGCTATCATCGAAAGCAACCTGCATTTTATAATCATCTAAAAACACTAGAGTTTTTGAAAGGGCTTTCATGTATCCACGCCAGTACATGAGGTCGTATTCTGTTGCCTTGGGTTGTAACTCTGCGAACTTCATTTCCTTTTCAATTAGTTTTTTCATAGTCTTATTTGATTAGTTTAATATTTGTATGCAGGAAATGGCTTATCCTGTTCGTCGAGTCTAAAATCCCACACATCTAACATCTCCTCTAACGACATTTTTAAGATTGCCTCTCTATCTTGGCCTTCGATATCGTATTCGATATAGCTCAACATGTCGGTTCTAACAGCGTCGCGACTTGTGTAGTTGTATCCCGTGTCCGTGTATTCTCCCACTTGTTTATCAAAGACTGCGTAGTATTTCATAGTATTATATTTATATATTAGATTAAGCATTTATAAACTCAATGGCACTTTGTATTGTCTTGAAAGCTAGGTTGTACCCTTCGAATTTTTCGTCCCCATTCATTACAGTTTTCGCGTATATGTCGTAGTGGTCGTTCGTATATCTCGAATGTCTTACTTGGTAAACCGTGTAGCATATAGGCGAATTCTGTTTTTTCAATTCATAAAATACTCTCATAATTAGTATTGATTTAAATTATATTAAGCTAAGCAATAGACCCGCCAATGCAAATAATCCGTAGAAAAATATGCACAAGCCGAGTACTGCCACAATAAACCCGACTACACCCATTCTGCAACTCTCCCTATCTGCTTTCATGTTGTTTCCTATTGTGTTTATGCCTGTAGCACCACTCATTCCAGTAGCTCCATTCATTCCGTTGTCGCCTATCGTTGTGGCTTCATATAGTCTATGTAAAAGACTTCCTCTGTTTATCTTCATAGTCTTAATGTAACAATTTAATTACCAATCTATTTCCCATGTCATACACTGCCATATATTTCTTTTTGGGTAAATATGTCCTAGGGTCTATTTTCAATCTCATATATTATTTCAATATAAGCTTAGATAAGTCCCCACCCGATATCATTGCTTCATCATTTGTTAAATCTACCATGATTAGAACTCCGCCAATTAGCTCTGCTAATTTCCCTGGATTCATACCATTAAGTTTAATTGTATTCATAGCTATAAATATAAAAACTTAAGTACATATTGAGGTAGTATCGGGTAGGGCGTTATCCCTAAAAAGGTGCCGTTTATCCTGCTACCCTTTACTATCTTACTATAAATAGTATATAGCTTTGTTAGATAATTGTCAAGTGATATGTATGTACTACTAATATGTTCTAGTGTTATGTTATAGGTATATTTCCCGCCGATTTGCCTTGCTATATGAGGTGCAATCATACCCATATAGTTATATCGTACGTTAGAGGGGTTGTTAGGGCTTCGCCTAATGTTGATATATCGGGCTTTGTTGAATAGGTTGTGCTGCTACTCGCCGATTAGTACCCTGCTACATATTAGCCTACTCTTACATATGAGGACATATAGCGTATACAACCAACAGGCTTTCAGGGTGTAAATCCTGCTCGTTTACTATTCCCGCCGAGTTTACCCCGCTCCCTGTTTATCTACTAACAATCATTATAGAGAGTTGTAGTGTGTTCGTTACCATAGGTTGTACAGGTTACCAGTTGTATATCATCTTACGAATCCGCCGAATAGTTCCTTAAACCGCCACAATTAGCCAATAAACGGCTCTAGAGATACTAGAATAAGCCCGAATATATACCCTGCTTACTGATACGAGTTAGCATAAAGTATAGTACCCGCCTACCAGGTGGCCCGCCCCGCCTGTAGGTGACCAATAGGGGGTAGGGGTGGAACTCATAGGAGGTAGGGGGCCTGAAAATGACGGTGTAGTAAAAGAAAGAAGGGGGTACCCCTCACTCCCAAATATATGGAAAGGTAGAAACGCACAAAGGTAGCCCCAGATAGCTGCAGTAAGTTTGATTTAGTCGTGCTTAGTTGGTATAATAGGGCAATAAAATAAGTAGGAGAGGAGATGAAGAACACTATTCGGGTTAAAAGGCTTGTTAGCGAGACAAAAATAACCTGTGACTTGTGTGGAAAGCATGGTGGTTCGTTGCAACTGCTTTATGATAGTTATGGATATGGTTCAGATGTTTATTCGGTTGAGCTGTGCGATGAATGTATCAAAAAGGTTCTTTTTGGTGCATTATACGACGCCGATATACAGATATATAAAGAGGAAATTATCGAGGGTGATGGTTTTGGCAGAGAGCCTATGATGAGAGATGATATAGTTAAGTTAATTCGAGAGACAAAATGAAGAAAGTAATGTTGACTGTACCAGAAGATATTTATGAGTTACTGGTGAGGGCTAGTGGGGAGAGTATGAGGCCTATTGCGACGGAGGCGTTGTATAGAATAAAGGAGGGGTTAGAGGTTCCTGTGGAGTTAGGTGGTGAGAAGAGGATAACAATAACAATCCTGGATAGTGTCTATGAGATGCTTGAGAAGGACAGGGGTACGAATTCTCGAAGTGCTTGGATACAGTATCTGATTTTGGTAGGTGGTAAGGAAGAGATAGTGGGACCTAAGAGGGGGTTGGCGGAGATACAGGACAACCGTTCAAAGAGGGCACAGTTGTATAAGGAAGTAGGTACCATCCCAGATGAAAATAATGAAAAAACGAAGGGTACACAACCTATTGAGGACTATTCAGAGATAATTGAAGAGATAAACAAGGTCAATGGGGAGGGGTATAATGTGGAACCTAGTGATACTCAGAGGATAAAGGAGATGTGTAAGGAGAAGGGTGTCCAGTATAACAACTATAAGAAGACACTAGATAAAAAGGTTAATGGGGAGTGGGTGGTTGTGGCGAGAATATGAGAACACCCCATACCTCAACATACCAGGGCAAAATGGTGGGGGTTAAGCTAAGAAGTGGGGAGGTGATTAAGGGGAAGTTCTACGGTAAAAAACGGGATTATATTTTACTGGGTTTGAGTGTTGAGGATAGGGTTAAGATTTTGAAAAAGGACATGGCTACATTTATGATTATAAAAGGAGAACAATGATAATTATACTTTTGGTGATTTGTGGAGTGAGTGCTTTGCTGGGCGTTCCATTCTGGACAGCCCTGCTTATCATATTCATAGCGATATTTATTTTAGGGACCATTGAGGGTATACGAAGCCAATGAGAAGATACACCATAACAATTGACGCACAGTTTGGAAATGAATCTCAAGAGGAAAAGGGTATTGGAATGCTTAAAATCATGCTAAATGCTTGGGCTATTCACACCCACAACGCCCATAAGGGAAATATGGTTAAATACTCCATGAAAGATAAGGGGCTCAAAAAGGAGCTCAGGGTAAAGGACGAGAAGGGGTACCATACACTGTAATTAAAAAGTGATATAATGTGCCATGGGATGTAAGAGAAAAGGTAAGAAAAAATAATTTAGCTACTGCCAAGATGCTAACCCAGTGGAGATACAAAATTCAAAAATCGTTTGCCAGACAAGGTGAAGATATCTTCGACGGAGAAGAGTTGCAGAGAATCATTCACACAAAACCACGCCCAAAAAGATTGTTTCTTTACAAACCCTCAAAGAAAAAGGTAGACTATGTAGATTATACAGGAGAAACTCCGCTTGGAGAAATGGAGATAGGTTTTTTCACCTGTAAGTTAGAGTTGTTAGGGTATATTAAATTCGTTGGTAGAAGAATTTGCAATGAATGAACAATTAACTAAAAAGATTGACGCCTACAAGACAAGTGCAGGACTTTCAAAGTGGGACGACAAAAGTATTTCACGCGAATGTAAAAGATTACAGGACAAACTTAGCATTGTCCGTATTGAGCCCAAGGAATATAAAATGCTCCGTAAGATTGCCGAAGGACTGAAGGTTGAAGAGAAGGTGGATTTGAGTGCCGCTGCAAGATGGGCAGGATACCCTGAGTGGAAGGTCAAACATCCAGAGACTATGATTCTAAGAAACATTCCTAACTCTCTGTTTAATGAGTTGGTTGGGATTAACAGAAATGAAATTGAAATGGAGCTGGTTAAAGTTATGAAACAAGACGAGAATCTAGCAGCCAAGAACAAGGCTATTGAAATGGGACTTCGAGTTACAGGAATGATGGAACCAGAGAAGGGAAATCAAGTCAATATAATAAATGGTGGAATAGGAGTAGCAGATTAATGGGAAAGAAAAGAACCTATACAATAACGGAAGCCGTTAGAAACCCAAGTCATTTTACTAAGGATGTTCCATTTGACATTACAAATAACGGACAGATAGTGGCAACAGTTATAAGTCCAAAGGGTGCCAACTGGTATGTGTGCGAGAATTGTGGTGAGAATACCCAGAATATTATTGATTACCAGGACGATAAACTAGAGTGGCATAAGTTAATATTATGTGATAAGTGTGGTGAAGAATTACTATAAGTAAAAATATAAATGGAAAATCATACAATAAGTACAGATGACCTAAAGATTTCTTTTGATGGCAAGGTTGTTTACGACCCACTGCCACAACAGAGGAAGTTTCACTTGTCTCCTAAAAAATACAGATTACTAGGAGGAGCTGTAGGTGGAGGTAAAACTGCAGCACTGAAAGCTGAGGCTATAATGAGAAGCTGTAAATATGATTTTCCTTTGACTGGTGCAATATTTAGAAGAAGTTTCCCAGAGCTGGAATCAACTGTCATTAGGGGAATGTTGGATATGTTACCAAGCTGGTTTTATAAGTATAATCAAAGCTCCCACACAATGACACTTAAGAATGGAAGTATCATAGAGTTTTGTTATGCAGAGAGTGACGCAGACGTTATTCGATATCAGTCCCGAGAGTGGGATTGGCTAGGCCTTGATGAAATGACCCACTTCTCAGAATATCAATTTTCATATCTAGGTTCTCGTGTAAGAACCACTAAGCCGATAAACACAAAAATATTCGGTGGTACCAATCCAGGGGGAAGAGGACATAATTGGGTTAAAGAAAGATTTATTACTAAGTCCTGTAGTAATCCAGCATATAATTCTCAAGAATATGATTTTATACCTGCTGGTATTAGAGACAATCCTTACTTGATGACTAACAACCCAGATTACATTAGTCAGCTTGAGATGTTGCCCGAACTAGAAAGAAAGGCGCTATTAGAAGGGGATTGGAACTTGTTTGCAGGAATGTTTTTCACAGAGTGGGACCCTACTCGACATATTGTAGACGACTTTGAAGTACCAGAAGAATGGAGACTTATTTTAGGTTGGGATGATGGAACTAGGGAGTGGAGGTCAGTACACTTATACGCAGTTGATAACGACCAGAGGGTTTGGTGTGTTTGGGAATACTACCAAAAAGAAGAAGACCTCGGTGTCGCTGCAGAGAATATAAAAAGACAGCTTCAAGATTTAGGATACTGGGATAGGATTTATAAGTTGGTGGTAGACCCCTCAATGAAGCGAACTGACAGCCAAACTGGATTATCAAGTACTTCCGTATTAGAGGGTTTGGGATATGGGTTTAAGATTGGTGAAGTTGAGTTGGGAAATAATGATAGGGTAGAGGGCTGGAGAATAATGAAGAGTTACTTGTCACACAAACCCTACGAGGAGCCAATGATGAAATACTTCAGGAGTTGTGATAATATAATTAGAACTATACCGCAATTGATATACTATCAATCAAGGTCTGGTAATGTGAGTAAGAAGGAAGACTTAGATAGTTCGCAAGAGGACCATTGTGTCGACGAAAATCGCTATACACTGGTCTCTTTAGATAGACTTCCATCGAGATTTGAAAGCAGTAATTCCTTTAAGGTTAAGAAGAGGGATTATCGCCCAAGGTCTGGTTATAAATAATTTTATTAAGTAGTAGCATGAATAAATTCTATGTTAGTCTGGCCGACAACTATAAGAGAACCGAACCGTTTATGACGGATTGGGACTACGAGTTGATTGGTGATGTGTTTAGGACCGAGTTCGATGTTTATTTCTCAGAGCAAGAGAAACTTGCAAATGCAGGTGGTGGTAAGACAAGACAGTTGTTCAAGGGTGAGTATGTTAAGAAGTTTATGGTTACAAAGAGAATCAATATGGTGGATGACCCAAGTAACGGAAATTTGAAGTCCGTGTTTGTTCTAAAACCAGGAGAAAAGAAACTTATTGACGAAAGAGCAAAGGGAAGTTTAGCACCAAGATTTGAATATAAGACAAAGATAAAAGAGGATGGAACTGAAACACAACCAGAAGGATTTATGAAATTTGAACCACTTCCAGGCAATCAGACCGACGTTCAAAGAGACAGTAAAACTTTGCAAGTTACAGGAAATGATATATCATATTTTGAAGAAGAGAAGGAAGTTGATGCTGAACCTATAGTTGTTGAAGCTAAGGCAGAAGTATTTACTTGCCCTAAGTGTGAAAAAGGGTTTGATAGTGCAAAGAAACTGAATGGACATAAAATGAGTTGTAAAGCATAATATGGGAAACATAATGATAGGAAATCCTATTTCTACGGATAACATTCCAAATGCATTTTGGCCTTGGTTTAATGACCTAGGCGAGAAGTATGACCTATGTACAATGGAAGTAAAGGGTGGAGACATTCAGGTTGTAAGAGTAAAAGTATTTGTAGACGGCCCAAAGGCTGTTAAAAACTTAAAGTATGGCAAAATAACCTCTGATAGTTCGGGAGAATTCTTAGAGAGAACATTCATTCCTAGATATAGTAGAGAACGGGACGAAATTATTTTGGAACAATAATCTAAAAATATAAAAGAATGGAACAATCACTTCCAAAGAGACGTTATACACTCGAAGAGTCTGGACCAATCGAGAAAGTTAGGTCGGCCTTTGTATCTTCGAGAAATGCAAGGCAGAATAATTCATATCATGCAGAGAAGAATTGGAATGATGTCTGGGATACGCAAGAAAAGATAGACATTGGGTATAGCGAATTACCTGCAGCAGATGAGTTTGAATCAGATGTTAAATCTCCAATGACCTCGGGAAGAATTGAGTCTACTATGCAGAAGCTAAAGAGGCTTAATGTGCAGTATGTTGTTAGACCAGACGATTCAAGAGAGCCAAGAGATAAGAGAAAGGCTAGAGTAATACAGGAACTATTAAACAACCTATTCCAGAGAAGAAAATTCAAAGCCAGGTTAATGACTTGGTGGAAAGACTGCTTAACACACGGTTCTGCATTTATGCACGTTTACTATTTGAGAAAGAAAAGAACTGTACAAATGCCAAAGGTTGATGTTAAGAGCATGACACAGGAGGAGAAGGTGAAGTTAACCAATAAAGAAAAGGTATATAAGGAGGAAGTTATTTATGATTATGACGACATTGCTTTTGAACCAGTCAAGAGGCAAGAAATATACGAAGACCCCTCGGCGAGAAGTATGCACGGCACGAGTTACGAAGCACAGTGGATTATTAGAAGAATGTTGCCCTCTGTAGAACAGTTCAAAGCTATGTTTAGTGCAGACCCAGAAGCTAAGAATGTTAATAAAGTAAGACCAGTTTCGTCTTATGTTGGAGAGGATGTAGAGTTCTTCGAACCACCTAAAGATGTTACAAATACAAACTGTGTTGAACTACTACACTACTACAACAAGGCTGATGATAGATATATAGTAGTAGCAAACGACATCTTAATTAAGGATGTTCCACTTCCATACAGACACAAACAGTTACCATTCGTTAAGATTGACGCTTACGAAGTTTTGCACCAGTTTAACGGAATGGGTATTCCAGACAAGCTCAAGAACGTACAGTCCGAGGAGGAAATACTCAAAAATCTTGTTTATGATAGGTTACATATAACAGCAAATCCTATAATAAAGGTGAAGAAGTCCATTTACGGGGAATTCAGTAAGGCATACCAAACAGCACAACCTGGACTTATGGTCCCAGTAAATAATCAGGACGATGTACAGTCACTTGATTATCCAGCTATGAACTTTGATATGTTTAGAGGAATAGATATGCTTGATAGAGATGCAGTTATAGCAACACAAATTGACCCAACTCAAATGGGCGTGAACCAGAAGTATGTATCTGCAACAACAAGTATGTTCACCAAAGAGCAGGCAGACGCTTTCATAGCTTCTTTGATAGACACTTGGACAGAACCTTTGATTATTGCAGGTGAGATGTGTATCTCCTTAATGAGCCAGTTTTACACCATTCCTAGAGTCGAGGCCGCAGGGAAGACCGCTAAGAACAAGAATATGAGACTGCTTGATATTGAGATAAATCCAAACACACTAGAGGTCAGAGAAAAGAGGGGAAAATACTCGTACCTAGAGATTAAACCAGAATTCTTCAATATTAATGGAGACTGGGAAGTTGAAATATCTCCAGAGAGTGTTGAGTTACAGAGTCGGGCAATAGAGATGCAGAAGGCACAAACAGCCTTGGCACAGTACGCACCATTTATGATAGACCCTAACGACCCAAAGAGTAAGATGTCAAATCCTATGGGATGGGTTGATGGCCCTAAACTCCTTGAATGGAGTATGGAAGTTCAGAGTATACCAAAGGAGATTATGGCAGTATTGACAGAAGACGAGGACATTTCTACCGAGAGGGCTGAGTTACAGGGTAAAAAACTACAGGCTGGAGAAGTAGTTCCAGGAATCGCAGGAGAACCAGAAGCTCATATATGGGTTCACGTGGAACAAATGAGAATATTAAACGGTAAGAAGAAGAACATTGAGAAGCAATTTGAGGACTTTCCACCAGAGGTTATGGAACTTGCTATGCAGACTCCAGAAGCCGAGGAAATGAAGAAACTAGACGGTATATTACAGTTATACGTTGAGCATTTAATGGCAGACACGGCACCAAAGGTAATGGATGCACCAGGGGTAATGAAGGATAGTCAACCAGAACCAGCAGCACAAGCGTCAGTACCAATGCCTCCTGGATTAACACCAGCAGGTGGAGCACAACCTCCAATGCCAGCAGCAGGAAACCAACAGTCAGGAATGACACCAGAAGAGAGTAGCCCAAGTGGAATGGGAAGACCACCAATGGCAATGCAGTAAATAAATTAAGTAGTAGTAAACTATGGAAGTAAGGACAATGGGCCTTAAAAAGGTTCCTATACAGGAGCTCACAGGAGACCAGCTAGATGCGTTGGTGTTATTTGGGAAGACAGAAGCTTTCGCAATTCTTAAAGAGTTGGCAGAGAAGGAAAAGTATCACAGGTATCAAGAGGAATTTCTTAATGCTCCTAATATGGAGTCTATAAACTATCTCAGAGGAATCAATACTGGAATTGACTTTATAATGGACAGAGTAGAGGTGGCAAAGGAAGAACTGTTAAACAGAGGGGATAAGAGTGAAGAGACAGAGAGTGATGAAGTTGACAAAGGCGATAAATTAAAATAATATGATTTTATAGTATGGATAAGAAACAAGAAGCAAAATTCGAAGAGATTTATGTGAAATTCATAAAGAAATGCTTGAAGGATAACATAATGCCAAGCCCTGTAATAGTATACGGGCCACAGGGAATATTCCCTAAGATTGATTTTACAACAGTGACCGATGAGATAAAGACCGAGATACTTAGCTCTTTAGATAAGAAGTAGTAAATAAATTTTTTATAAAAACAAAGATGGACGAAGAGAATAAAGTGGTTCAAACCACAACCTCTCCTACACCTGAGACGGAACCTATAGTTCCTGAGGTAGAGGAGAATGTTGAAGGAAGCGATACCGATACCCAGCCAACCAGCGAGGCTGACGTAGTACAAGAGGAATCTGGTGAGGAGACAGTCGATACGCCTGTTTCTAATTGGGAAAATGATAAGAAGGCGATGTCAGGGAAAATAAGTAGTTTGGAGAAAGAACGAAATGAGTATCAACAAAAGGCGAGATTGCTAGAGGCACTTGATAGTGCAGCTGCAAACGACCCTGAGTTTATGAGGATAGCAAACAAGAAGTTAGTAGAACAAGGATTGCTTGACGAGTCAGTGTTACAGGAATTTGAGCAGACAGTGCCCCAGAAAACTGACGGTACAACCCAAAACCCTGCAATATTATGGGCTCAGCAACAAATGCAGAACGAAAAGAATAAAAGAGAGGAGTTTTTCAAAAGTTTTGAGGAACGACACTCTGACCTAACAGAAGGTAGTCCTGAAATAGTCCGAGCAAACCGAAATGCAATTGGTGCAGCGGCAGCGAGAATTATGGCAAAGGACAATGTTTCTGAAGGGGATGCTTACGAACATGCATACAAACTTATAATGAACCCAAATCAATTAATTGAGGACGGTAAGTTACAGGGGATTGCACAAGCACAATCTGGTTTACCTTCTGAAGGAGCGGCCTCGGGCGGAGTAGCGAAGTCTTCGGGTGGAGTAATATTAACACCTGAACAAAAAGATGTAGCAAAACGTTTTGGCATGACAGAAGAAAAATATGCACAAAGTTTAGAGGAGTAATCTTCTAATATTTTAATTTTGACAATTTAATATCATGTACGGAGCAAGAGTAATCAAATCCCTTTCGGGACAAGATAGAGTCCACATGGAATTTAACGCTGCAGGAACATTCGCTGCAGGTGATTTCGTAATGTTGGATGGTTCCACAGGTGAAGTAGTAGTAGCTACTGCAGGTTCAAGTATTTTAGGTGTAGCTTTAGAAGCTGCAACAAACGCAAGCACAAAAGTTATGGTTGATATCACACCAGGAATGGTTGTTTTGATGGATAACGATAACGACACTGAGACATTCGCAGCAACACATGTTGGAGAATGGGGAGATTTTATTGGTGCAACTGGTGCAATGCAGATTAACTCAAACACATTGAGTTCTACAAAAGCACAGTTACAATGTTTAGAATATAACCCACAAGGTTATGGACTAGATTCAGATACAAGCATTGGTTTGTTCTATGTTGCTGAGAGACAGATTTGTGAGCAAGCAGCAGCGTAGTTTTAGTAGTATTTTTAATTTTAGTAGTTTTAAGTTATGGCAAACAGTTTAGTACCAGTAGCACCAGTAACAGTTGCTGCAAATTCAAAACTCATTGACCCAGGGATAAAAGCCGTTTTAGCGGATAGTTATTCTGTGCTGGATGAAAAACTGATGAAGATTTTCAAGACAGTAGATATGAGGACATTGAGTGAAGAGTTCGCAGGATACGCTGGTTTGGGAAGCATTCCTATAGTTAATGAACTAGGAGAATTCAGTGAAGATGCAATAATGCATACTTATGATACGACATTGACCGCATTCAAATATGGGGAACTTTTATCAATTTCTTATGAATTGTTAGAGGACGACCTAAGTGGTGCAGTTGAAAAAGCAAAGTATGGGACAAGAGCATTGGTAAGAAAAGCAGAAGCTATTGGAGCAAGTGTATTCAACAACGGGTTCAATACATCCTATACTTCATATGGAGATGCAAAGCCTCTATTCTCAGTATCTCACACGAGAGCTGATGGTGGAGCAGCACAAAGTAACGCAAGTGCTACAGGAATCACTCTTACAGAGGATAACCTGGAGACAGCTATTTTAGCTATGAGAAGTCAGTTAGATGATAGAGGAAACTTAATCTCTATAGTTCCTGACACATTGTTAGTACCTCCTGCATTGGAGAAAGAAGCTCTTATTATAACTAAGAGTTCTAATAGAAGTGGTACCGCAAACAATGACGCAAATGTAAACAACATGAGAGAATATACTGGTGGACAACTAAAGGTAGTCGTTTGGGACTTCTTAGGTGCAGCCGCTGGTGGTTCTGACACAGCATGGTTCTTACTTTCAAGCACAGACAACCAAATCAAGTGGGGTTGGAGAAGAAAACCATCTGTAAAGAAGCTCGAAGAGGCAGTTGGAGCAAAGAATGAAACAGCTTACTGGAAGATGTCATTCAGAGCAGCCTTTGGATGGTTGGATTTCAGAGGAGCTTGGGGGAGCAAAGGAGATGGAGCAACTTACGCAAGTTAGTTTTGATTTAGCTCTTTAATTTCTGATAATAATCAGACGAGTGGTGGGCGTAACCCACTCGTTAACAATCCGTTGGACACGTTACGATAAGACGTGGTAAATATTAGGATTAATTTTAGGAAACAAACAAAATGGGAGTAACAAATTTTGATATTGTGAAAGCTAGCCAATTCTTGGGAGCAACACAATTCTTTACGTTCGGAAATGTATGGTATGTAGACTATACAAATGGTAGTGATGGAAATTCGGGAAAGTCCCCAATTGAAGCATTTAAGACCATTCAAAAAGCACATGACATGGCAACTACAAACAACCATGATGTGATTTATTTGAGTGCTTATGCAGCTCACACACCAACTTCAATGATTACTATAACTAAAAACAGATTGCACTTTGTTGCAGCTGACTTTAGACCAGGTAGTATTGGAATGGGTGCAAGATGTAGAGTAGCTATGGGAGACAGTACTGTCGCAGCAGATATTGCTTTAATGCAAAATACTGGTGTAGGCAACACATTCTCTGGTATCAAATTCGATAGTTCAAGCACAGTTGCAGCATCTTTGTATGCAGTAACTGAGGGCGGAGAATATTCAGTTTATGAGGGATGTGAATTCTATAAGTCTTCAGACTTAGATGAAACGGCAGCGGCAGAAGTCGCAAATAATGGAGATTCAGCACAGTGGGTAAACTGTACATTTGGTTCTAGCGCAAACATAATTGCTGACAATAAAATCAGGCCAAATATGTTAGTTTCTGGTGGAATAATCTCAGGCAAAAAGTGTAGAGATAATGTAATCCAGAATTGTCTATTCTTATCCAAATCTGCTGGAACAGAGCATGTGGATATTTATGGAGCAAATGCAACCGATGTTGAGAGAATGTTACTTGTCAAAAATAGTACATTCATGAGTAATGCCTTGGGTGCAGCAACTCCGGCTCATGCAGTTGGATTTGGCGCAGCTCAAACAGAAGGTTCAGTCCTATTACAGGATTGTGCATCTGTAGACCATACAGTTATGGCACAGGCAGCAGTCGGAATATATGTAGCGGGAGCGGTCCCAACATTCGCAACTACGGGAGTAGCAGTGGCTTCTTAATAGAAGACTGTTCTCAGTTAGAGGAGGGGGTAGAAATACCCTCTTTTCTTTTATTGTAATTTTTGAATTAATCTTGTACTATAAATGAAGTATATAAATTAATATTTTGTCGTATGGGTAATCTTTGGGAAAAAATAAAGGTGCTCGATGATGTAACAGCAACAACTACGTCAACAGCGATTTCTATCGCAGGAGCTAAAAAAGTTATTCTTGTCTATAAAAGAGCAGACCACAATGAAGGAAAAACAGTATTTTCAGCACAGGTTTCTTTAGATGGCGTCAATTACATCACTTATAACAAGTGGATTAGTAACGTAGCAAATACAAATGCTCAGACACTTACTAGGGTTGCAAGTGTAGATACTGGAACAGCGAATGCCACTGGACTCTTAACAATGTCTCCAGAGGACGGCTTCTTAGACATTAAAGTCACTGCAACAGAAACGACCGATGGAACTCATAGTGCTTGGTTGTATATAGAATACTAATATAATTTAAGAATCCTCAAGTAGAAGTAGGTAGTAGGTATAACATTAAAACATGGCTTATAATTGGCTAAAAACTTCTAATAATGCTAGAACTTCTCTTTTAACTGGGATTAGTGCTACTGATACTTCAGTTGTTGTCGCTTCTGGTGATGGTAGTTTACTTCCTCAAACTGGCAGATTTAGAATAACCATTTGGGGGTCTGAATACTCAACACCGAAAGAAGATGCAAACATGGAGATTTTAGAAGTCTCCTCTATTTCCTCGGATACGATGACAGTAAGTGATAGGGCAGTGGAATCAACAACTGCAGTCGTTCACGCTATAGGTAGTAATGTTGCTTTGCTTGTTACATCAGGGTATATAGATGAAATGCAAAATTACATTGAAACTTATGCTATAGCTGTCACAGGTGCAACTGGTGTGACAGGACCTACTGGTATAACTGGAGGTACGGGTATTGGACATACAGGAGTGACGGGCGCTACAGGTGTAACAGGTTCTACAGGTTCGCAAGGAGACACAGGTATTCAGGGTGATACTGGTATAGGCAACACGGGAGTAACAGGTGCCACTGGGCCAAGTGGAAACACTGGTATTCAGGGTTCACAAGGAGACACTGGTGTACAAGGTGATGCAGGAGCAGACTCCACAGTTGCAGGTCCCAAAGGAGATACTGGAACACAAGGAAATACAGGTATCACTGGGTCAACAGGAGTAGGTTCTACTGGTATTACTGGAGCCACAGGTGTCACAGGAGCAACAGGCGCTGGTACTACAGGAGCTACGGGTATCACAGGAAGTACAGGCGCAACAGGTGCCACAGGAATACAAGGTTCTACTGGTGTTGGTAATACGGGAGTTACAGGTGCGACTGGAGCTGTAGGGGCGACAGGAGTAACAGGTTCTACTGGAACACAAGGAGACACTGGAGTTGGAGCAACTGGAATAACTGGCTCAACAGGCTCGCAGGGAAGTACAGGTATTCAAGGAAGTACTGGTATAACAGGGGCTACAGGAGCGGATAGTACAGTAGTAGGTCCAAAGGGAGACACAGGAACACATGGCGACACAGGCATACAAGGTAATACTGGAATAACGGGTGATACGGGGATACAAGGGGATACAGGTGTAACTGGTTCTGCAGGAATAACAGGTTCGACAGGTACTACTGGAGCTACTGGTACCGCTGGAAATACTGGCGTTACTGGAAATACGGGGGTCGGAACTACAGGAGCCACAGGTACGCAAGGAACTCAGGGAAATACGGGAATTACTGGAAGTACAGGAGTTACAGGAGCAACTGGGGTTGGCATAACTGGAGACACAGGTATTACAGGTTCTTCTGGTACGATTGGAGCTACTGGTGTCACTGGTGCTACTGGAGTTGGGACAACTGGTTCAACAGGTATTACTGGAGCTACTGGAATAGGTACTACAGGAGCGACAGGTGTAACAGGGAGTACAGGGATTGGAACAGTGGGGGCAACGGGTATACAAGGAGCCTCTGGCAATACGGGTGTAACTGGAGCAACTGGTACACAAGGAAATCAAGGTAATACTGGTGTTACTGGTGGTGTCGGTGCAACTGGTATAACTGGAGCTACAGGAACCCAAGGTGATACTGGAGTGGGTATAACCGATGGTTGGACAGCAGCAGGGGAGACCTGGACATATAGTGCTGTAGATGACCCAACGGGAGTGTTCACAGTTACAGGAGATGTTACAGGTAAATACTGTGACGGAATCAAAATAAAATTAACTAATGGCGGAAATACAATCTATGGAATAATAAGCAAGACACCAACCTATTCTAATCCAAATACTACAATTACCTTTTTACACGAGATTGACCCTGGTACAAACGGGGCCTCGGCACTTCTTGCTAATAGTGCGATAACAAACCCATATTATTCAACAGCAAAAGCACCATTTGGGTTTCCACACGAACCCAATAAGTGGACGATGGTGACAACAGACACTACAAGCACAACACAGGCAACACCATCAGCGAATACTTTGTATAATCTTGGTAGTGTTGCCCTTACTGTTCCGATTGGTTCATGGAGACTAGGCTTTTATCACTTATTTGGGATACAAGATACCAGTGCTACAACCGTATCGGGTATAACTACTCTTTCAACTGCAAACAACTCTGAATCGGACACCGATTTTTCAGCATATGTAGCATATATTGGTCCTACAGGGAGTATTACCTTGAGAAATCACGCACACAGAGAGAAAGGCATATCGCTTACTTCAAAAACAGTTTACTATTTGAATTCTTCGCAAGCTAGTGCAAATGCGGAAAATCTTTACTCTTATGGGGCTATTAAGCCAACAAGGATATATGCAGAGTGTACATTACTTTAGCAAATGAAATATGAGTATTACATACCCAACTACAATTGACAACATAACAAATCCAACAAGCACAGACACGATGGCAAGTCCAAGTCACTCTGGACAGCACAGTGATATAAACGATGCTGTAGAAGCCCTAGAAACCAAGGTGGGGGTAAATAGTAGTGCTGACACTGACTCTCTTGATTATAAACTTTCAAATGCTTCTTCAAATAACCCTGGGCATAAACATACCCTTGCTGATAGTGCTACTGATGTTACCGCCACAAAAGACGAATTAAATTTGTTAGACGGGATGACGGCAATAGATACAGACTTATCTTCTGTAGCTGCTACGGACACGACACTTCCGAGTGCTAAGGCTGTGAAAGGATATGTGGACGGTCTAGTATATATTTGGGAGGACGAATGGGCTACTTCTACCGATTATACCGTAAATGATGCCGTTAGGAATTCAACGGCTACCATAAAAGGTGCTTACATTTGTTTAATTGCACACACCTCTGGAACCTTCGCCACAGATTTGGCTGCGGGAAAATGGGGTTTGTTTGTACAAGATGGAGACATAACAACAACAACAGCCAAATGCAGAGCGTATCTCAATTCAACACAGGCTAATCTCACTGGGAATGAGGATATACTTATAAATCTCGATGCCGAAACTTATGACCCAGGTTCTAATTTTGATACTACGAGCCACCTGTTCACTGCCCCTATTACAGGTTATTACCAAGTATCGGCTAGCGTTGGGTGTTCTACACTTGCAGATGCTAAGGTTTATCAGATATTTACAAAAGTAAATGGTGCTGATTATTCATTCTCGATGGTGCATTCTGGAAGTACAGGAGCTATGAGAATTAACCTCGCAGATATAGTCTACATGGTATCAGGGCAAACTTTAGGACTATATTTTAGAACCACAGACACAGCAGGAGCTGTAGACTTAATAGCTACGTCAACAAGTACTCGACTGGCAATTCATTTATTAAGTACATAATATGTATTACTACAATACACCAGTAATAGACAGTTTGGTTTCTGTTGACCACACCTCCGAGGCTTGCCTAATCACAAAAGAGAATGGAAACGTTATACACTTCTATAGATATGCAGCTGGGGAAGGTGGGGGACATACTGGAAACACGGGAAGAATATACAGGAGAGAATTTGATGTTACTACCGAGACATGGGGAGTACCTGCGGAGTTTTATAATAGTGATTTTGACGACAGAAATGTAAATGGTGGAAAATTGGCTAATGGGAGAATAGTCCTATTTATCTGGATACATGATTATACAGCCCCTGCCATAAAAACAGGGATAACCTTTTACAGTGATGACGATGGGGATACATGGAGCGACCCAGTGGATATTGTTTCCTCTCTTACTGACCCTGTGGCTTACGGAAATATAATAGCCGTTCCTACAAAAGGGTTTATGAAAGGTTTCTTTGATGAGGCTACAAGTTATAGACTGTCTGTACAATTTAGCACGGACGGGGCTACATGGGGAGATGAAGTGATTGTCGGGGACTATACCGTTGGCCACGAATACAATTTAAGCGAACCGAGTTATTCATATATTGGAGATGGTAAGATAATCTGCATTTGCAGAGACCAAAACTATACTACCTATGGAGCAAACTATTACCAGATTACAAGTGATGATTATGGTGCAACCTGGGGGGTGCCAGTCAAAACAAACATTATTGCCCCCTATTTTGCACCTGCACCAACTACTTTTATGCACGATGGAAAACTCATTGTGATTGGAGTTGATAGAAAGAGTTATTACACAACAGCAGGGTATACAATAAGTGAGGAGGGTCTCTGGATTTATGAAGGCGACCCCGATACAGTATTCACCTCTCCGACTTCGTACACTCACAAGTTGTTCATAAATAGACCTATTACGGACTCAGACTTGACAGTTTATGGCTACCAAAATTACGCAAAGTTAACAGATAATAGATACTTAATTGTGTTCACGGACAGGTACACAGATGCTACTAACGAAAATGCTAACTTCTATCAGTTTTATTTGGATATATACGACAATATAACGGTAATAGGGGAGAAGACGGCATTACCCACATACAGGTACTAATGTGATATAATAGACTATGTCAAGTAAGAAGGGACAAGAATGGAAGAAGGCTCAAGAATTTGAAAAAAACTGGTGGAATAATTGTGCAAACACCGTAGGCGAAGACCTGAAACAAATGGAACTTGCCAAATACCTCGGACTAAAAGTCGTTCCCAATGCTTATACTCAATACAGAATACCTCTTAACGGACAGACTATTTTAGATATAGGTGGTGGACCAAGTTCAATACTCCTCAAGTGCGAGAATGTCAAAGGTATAGTGATAGACCCTTGTGACTACCCTAGCTGGGTTATAGGGCGTTATAACGAATGTAAAATAGGGTATATCAAAGACAAGGGAGAGAATATTAAAGATTTATTTGAAGGTGGTATGTTTGAGGAAGTCTGGATTTATAACTGCTTGCAACACACACAGGACCCAAAGAAGATAATTAGAAATGCACAAAAGGTAGGTAAAATTATACGATTATTTGAATGGATAGGAACTGGAACAAATGAAGGACATCCACACGAATTTACACAGAAAATATTAGAAGAATGGCTACACGGAGAAGGAAAGGTAGTTAATTTAAGTGCAAACGGATTATATGGACAGGCCTTATGTGGAATTTTTTTAGGAGACTCATATGGAAAATAGAGATGAAAGGGGGAGATTTATAAAGGGAAATCTGGTTAATTTCAAGAACGGTAGACGTATGGTCAGAGGATATGTTTTAATTTATTCACCTAATCACCCTAATAAGGATACGAATAGCTGTTGCCCAGAACACCATCTTGTGATGGAGAAATCCATATTCAAGGAAGGGAATTCTATGAGGATGAAGACAGAGATTAGAACGGAAACAATATCTAAATTAAGAGAAGCTGGTTTGTCGTTTAGAGAAATAGGGAGAAGGGTCGGTTTGACCCACTCTAACGTTGCGAACCGATTAAATAATTATGGGAAATAAAGCAATACAATTACCAATGATACCAAGGCAAAAAGACCACTACCGAGTCCATATTGTGGGTTTATCACATTTACCAGTATCAAGAGAGTATATGGGCTGTGCATTTACGCAAAAAAAATATAAGATGGCCCAGATGTTAATGGACCTAGGACACGAAGTCTATGTTTATGGAGCTGAGGGTGGAGATGTACCTTGTACAGAATACATAGTTACCCATACATTAAAAGACATTAGAGATACATGGGGAGACGGAGATAATAGATTTGATATAGGGTATGACTGGAAGTCCACAATGTTTAGGCACGACATTAATAAAGAGAAGACAGAGTGTACTAAGAAGTTCTACAAGAACGCTATTGAGGAAATAAATAAGAGGAAACAACCAGACGATTTCCTGATGATTATGCAAGGATACTTTAACAAGGAGATTGCAGATGCTACAGACCTATTCCTAACAATGGAACCAGGTATAGGTTATAGAGGCAGTGTTTCCAATCTAGCGAGCGGAAAGACAGTTTGGAGAGGATTTGAGAGTAGTTATATAATGAATGTTACTTACGGAAAGGAAGACCCAAGCGAGAGTAGGAATGGTGCTTATTATGACAGGGTATTCCCTAATTACTTTGATGACAAGGACTTCAAGTTTGAAGATAAAAAGGATGACTACTACTTCTTCATAGGTAGACTTATACATAGAAAGGGAGTGGCCACAGCTATTGAGGCAACTAGAGCAATTGGTAAGAAGTTAATTATAGCAGGGCAAATGGATGATAATGAAAAGATTAACATGAACTATCCACACGTTGAGTATATAGGATATGTGGGGCCAGAGAAGAGAACAGAGTTAATGAGTAAGGCAAAGGCCTGTTTCATTCCTACATGGTACTTAGAACCATTCGGAGGTACGAACGTAGAGTCCCAATTGTGTGGTACTCCCGTGCTGACAACGGACTTTGGGGCGTTCCTAGACACTGTAGAAGACGGAATAACAGGATTCAGATGTCATACATTAAACGATTTTATAGAGGGAGCTAAACTTGTGGATAAACTAGACCCTTATGTGATTAGAGCTAGAGCTGAGAGATACTTAATGAGTAATATGCAATGGAAGCTCGAGGATTGGATGAGAGAGTTATATCAAGTGTACTTGTCCACACTAGACCCTAAGTATGGAGGTTGGGGATATATAAATGTATAATAAATCATGGCAACAGTCACAGACTTCGACGGCAGTCAAAACTCAGTAGTCGATTATAATTCGGTTGGTATTCCCGAAGATTCAAACGTGAATGTTTTTGAGTTTGGTAATTTAATACTTGCAGATGTACTTCCGAGTATATTATGGGCAATAACCTACGTTTACGATTTTTCTGGAAGCCTATCAACAGCCGTAGACTACGACGGAAATTTATTATCAGTCACAGACAGTTCTTTAGACAATTCCTTTACGTATGACTATAATGATACTTATGATGATACAACAACTAATTATGATGGATACCCGCTACAGGGGTTTGTAATAGACATTAATGGTTCTTAAATGTACAATATACGTATAAGTTAATATGCTAAATAAATGCAATATTCAGATATTAAAAAGCAAACAGCATCAAATCTTGGTTACGTAGATTCAGCTGGTGCAATACTTGCTTCAAAGGATGTTTCCGAAACCGACATAGGAAATTGGGTTAATTCAAGGTATATAGACGACTTATTCTCGACACTGTCAAGTCAATATCCTGAGGACTTTCACCGAAAGGGAACTCTCAATTTCTATAAGACTACTGGAACAGTTAGTGCCGCATCGGCTACTACAACCCTGGTAGCTACGGGAAACATATTCAACAACGGAATGGTGGGAGATAGTGTGTATAATTCAACTGATGAGGAGTTGGCTGTGATTACTGCATACACTTCTGCAACAACTGTAACACTAGATACTACTATAGATGATGATTGGGATGGTGACACTATATACATATTAGGTCATGAGTTTGGACTTGGTGGAAACGCAGTTGATTTGAGAGGAACAACAGAGGTTGCGATTAAATACCATTCTGACGACACTGACTATATTACATGCACTAAGATAAACGAGCCAAAAGAGAGCGACAAGAATGACTACCATGGTTATTATGAAGGCTCACCAGTTTGGTACCCTACGACAGTGAGTATTTCTGGTGTACCTACAACTGCTATAGGAGTATTGCCAGAAGCAAACGAAAACGTAGCTAACGGTATTCTGATTAAATACACAGAGCAGCCTGAGGCATTGAGTGCAGACGTAGATGTGCCAAGACTACCACTTGGAAGTCATAGTACGATAGTATTTGGTGCGACGGCAGATGGAATGAGAAAACTAATGAGACTAGATGAGGCAGACAGGTTTGAGCAACTATACCAAGCAAGAAAAATGGAAATGATAACGAGCTATTTATTAACTAGGGGCGCAGGGATTCCTAGGGTAAGACCCAGCAGAAGACTGCGAAGAATGATTGATAGGGACTAATGAATATGAACATAACGCCAAAAGTATTTTGGTATCAAAACCTAAGTGGTGGAATGAACCAATCCACGGACAATAGACTTCTTGAGAACAACGAGTCTCCCCTATTAAAAAACATCATCTTAGATAGAATAGGAAACTGGTCTAGTAGAAAAGGAACTGACTTACTAGGCAGTGTTACAGTGGGGAGCGATAGAGTCTGGGGGCTTGGTACTTATGATAAGTCAGACGGAACGCATACATTTTATAGAGTAGTCAATAGAGATTTGGAAGAGTTCAATGGAACTGATACTTGGTCTGTAGAAGACACCGATGAATGGACTGCAAGTAAAAAAGTTAATATGGTGAACTTCTTAGATAGAATGTATCTAGGTTGTGAAGATGGAACTACGCCGCTTTCCTATACTACGGGCGGAGCAATTACGGACATTGTACCTACTATAGGAGGACATCATCTAGCAGTAAACAAGGCTATCTTAGCCGTTGGTGGAAACAATATTCAACCAAATACCATATTCTTTAGCAAACCAAATACCGACACTTTTTATGATGCAACTGGAACTTGCGCTGCAAATGCAGATGTAGCAGGTGCAAACACAGTAACTACGACTGCTGCAATATTTGAAGCATATCACGAAGGGGCGGCTTACCTGTATAATTCCACAGAGGGTGTTTTAAGATTTATTACAGGATTTACAAGTGGAACTGTTGTAACTACTGATGGAAGCACTTCTACATGGGACAACGACACGGTTTACGTTTTAATAGACTACTTTACTCAAGATAATAAATGTACTGGTATAACTTCTTTTAACGAGAGGTTTATTAGTTTTGATGAGGATAATATGTATCAATGGGACCCTGCGTCAACATGGTCCAATAAAATGCCAGGGTTTGGATGTGTAAACGAAAGGACTATCCAAGAGGTTAATGGAAATCTAATATGGGTCGACAGAGAGGCTGTTTATCTGTATGACGGCTCAAATAGACCAATGGATATTTCTAAAAAAATAAAAGACGCTGTGGACGGATTTGGATTGTTTGACCTAATTAACCCTACAAACTTTGGACAACTAGCGGCTGGTTCATTTGACGGAAAATACTATTTGTCAGTTGGAGACCTATCCACACTATCAGGAGCACCAGCGAGTGCTTTGACAAATGTAGAGTTTGTATTTGATATGACATCAGGGGTGTGGACTATGAATAGTCGAGACGATGAGCCTGTAGTATATTCTACATATACCAACACGAGTGGGTCTAAGGATTTATATTACGGAGAGAAGACTAATCTCGCAGTGTATAAAATGAATATAGGAACTACCGATGACGATAGTGCTGGAGCGGCTGGAGTAATATCAGTTGAAGGAAGAACTCAAGAATACTCATTTAGTGACCCTACAATCGAATATAGGGTGTCAGCGTTCTACGTGAAATACAAGGCTGGCGGAGATGTGACAATTACCTATTCAAAGAACGGTGGTAGCTATAGTGCATTAACCACGCTCTCATCCTCGACTACAACTACGGTAGAAAAGATACTCCCAAGAACAGAATGTCAGGGATTCACACACTCACTGAAATTTACAAGCTCGTCTACAATGATGATTGAGGCTATAGGGTTCTTAGCAACTCCAGTAAGTTTTGGTAAGGTAGGAATGTAATGGAAATAATAACCGATGTAAAAACAATTACAGAGGCAGGATTTGATGTATATCTAGTTAGGTCTATATTGCCAGAGGGAGGGATGAGTATATCGTCGGCTGGAAATTTTACTGATGCGAGCAGCTTGGTTGGAGGAATAATTGGAAGTGAAGGAATAATGTATTTAGGTAGTAAACAAATAAAACTCGACGGTAAGAACAGAAGGATTATAATTTATGACGGTGTAAACAGCAGGGTAAATTTAGGGCAACTCTAAAATGACAAAGTGGGGACTTAATTCCAGTAGAAGAGGATTCTCGGTTGATACTGCGAGCGATAAACAGCTTTCTTTTTCTAGTGAATGGCCACTCTTACCTATCGAAGCAGAGGGTGAACAGACTGCAACTTGCGGTGCGGCGCCAGAGAATATTACTCTATACACCCATAACCTTGGATACGCACCAGTATTTTTAATAGACAGGCTAAGCGGCACTCCGTTTTATCCACTCCAGGCATTTTGTGATGAAACTAAAATATGGGTAAGTACCTACCCAGGGGACGACTTTGTTTTAAGATGGAAGGTGTTTAGGAGGGCGATAAAAACAACCTATTCAGCCCCCAACATAAACGTCCAAGACGCAACAGTTGGGCTAGACGATGATTATGGGGTATTTGTATCGCTTCCTGGTAAAAGTACTGATTCTACAGATAAAAGGGATTTCGCGATAAGAAGCGATGTTAGACAGCTTATGATTGCCCAAAGTGGGTATACAGCAGAGAATACGAGTGGTGTAACCGTGACCCATAACCTTGGATACGAACCAATGTATCTGGCATATGTACAAGGATACAACGATGATTTTTCTGCTTTTCAAGAGAACAGATTTAGACTAGCATCTGAGGCTGACGACCTGTATCTGACTGCAGACGACACAACATTTGAGATGGTATTTTATGGTCTACCTTGGCCGCAAATAGCATATATATTATTTAAAGATACCTTAATAGCTAATGGGTAAGATTTCGGTAGAAACAGATAGTGTCTTTAGAGTGTCGCTCCCAGGATACGATGTCGAAACGGCAACCCCAGAGCAGTGCTCCATTCATAGTGGATTCGACTACCCGAAAATTGAGGAACATCTGGAGGGATATAATATAGTTACCATGGCAAGCAGTATCCCCGCTGGTGATAATACGGTATTAACAATAGACCACAGCTACGGATACGTTCCGTCATGGCTAGTCTTTTTAGACGACATTGACGACAATCTTACCACTAATTTTGCAAGGCTCCCATTCACGGAGGCGCTGCCTATTGACTGGTATTTTAAGGTAGAAATGAGTACTACACAAATGAAGATAGTTCTGCATTATGATGACTTGGGCGGAGTTGGGAACATGACGTCAGTAGATTATCCGACTATCCCTGGGAAGAGGTTTGCTTTTAAATGGCAGTGTTGGGTTAACGACTAGACTTGATTTAATTTTTAATGTACTATAATAAAAACAATCTAGCAGTAGGAACAAGATTCTCTTAGATTATAATAATAAACCATGGCTCAACTCTGGCAGGAAATCGCTAATGTCCCAGGACTTACAGGTTCTTGGAAGGAAAGACTAGCACAGTATTATAAACAGCTTACAGGAAAGAACTACAGAGGGACCCTTGATGAAGGCCTATATATGTTAGACCAAATCAAAAAGGGTAACTATGCACAACCACAGACAACGCCAGCGTCAACACCAGCTAGCACTGACCTAGCTACAGGATATGCACAGACAGGTGTTACGGCAGGTCAAAATGCTTCAGCAACACCACAGTTTGAAAGTGTAATGCCATTTTATGATGCATGGGGAAGAATGTTGCCACAAGCTACCGATGCTGCAAACTCACAAATAAATCCAGAATCAGTTAGAAATTTTAACAGTCAGTATAATGATTATATGAGTGGAATGACATCAGCAGGTGGACAGAGATTTGGAAGAGCATTGGGTGGGGTGGGAGATTTGAAGGCAAGTGCAGAAAGAGACAGGCAGGGCCAGTTACAGGATTGGTTAAACCAATATCAGCAAGGGTATAAGGAAATATTCTATAATCCATCAAGAGACGCATGGAATAGTGCAATCACACAGGGCTCTACACCAGACCAAACATTAAAAGAAATCCCTACATGGGATAAGGCATACCAAACACTTAGCAACCAGTATCAAGGAGGGTCTGTAAATAACGCCTCTCCTTTTTATGGATAATTTATTAAAAGATTAAAATGGCAAACTTAGATGCGTTAGGACAACAATTAGCAAGTACAGAAGCACAGTTAGGACAGTATACTGCTAACTTACCTTCTGAAATTCAAACACAGATTCAAAACGCATATACACCTGCACTTCAAAATTCTCTCAATACTACCAAACAACAGATGGGAGACTATCTTGGTAGATACTTTGATACTACAAGCATGGGACCTGGCATGGCAGGAACTACAGCTATGGATTTAAGTCCTACACAGAAACTAGGTGTAATGGGAAGAGAACTAGGGACTATGTCTGGAGAACTACAGGCTACTCAGAGATTCTCTGATTATCTTGGTGGACAAATGAACGACTTGGTAGCCAAGGGCCAACAGGCTGCCCAAATGGGACAACAGAATTTAGCTGACCAGTATAATAGAAAAGCACAAGAATATTCATGGGCATTACAACAAAGTGAGGCTGAAAAAGATAGGGCAGCTGCAGCCGCTAACGCAAGAGCAAGTTCAAGTGGATTATCAGAAGAACAGATTGCAGCTATATTGGGAGGGCAGAATAATGCAAAGAATAACATAACAAGTACAATATCAAATATAGTTGCAGAGAGACAGAATGGAACAATAAGTAATAACGATTTCAATAGCGCATATAATGAGATAATGAACTATGCTAAACAAAATCAATTAGGGATTAATGAAGAAGGATTATGGCAGGCGCTAGGAAACACATCTGCAAATGGGCAAACTGTGCCTTTATTTATAAACTAGAAAAACTATGAGTTTGTTAATGGATTTGTTAAAAGGAATAGTTCAGTATACACCTGGAAGCCAGGCTGTTAGAGATACTATTCAAAATGTAAAAGACGTAGGATTGGCCAATAAAGTTAAGAGAGTTGAAGCACCAAACTTCACTACACAACAACTTTCGGCAATGGGAAACTCAAAAAACTTCTACAATAATCCACAAGTTGCCTCATTTTTGGGCAATCTGTCAAAGTCGAATACTGCAAATACGCAGTTACAAAGTGAATTACAAAATCCTACTGCAAATGCCTCGTTCAATAAATTATTTGGTGTAAGTCCAATTGAACAACAAAGACAAGCAGGTTCTCAATTATATGGAATAACACCAGAAAAACCAAGAGGAACATTTATATCTCCAACTGCTGGTAGAGATTATATCGAAGGAATTAGCATGGTTTTAGGTGGGCTGGGTGGTAAGGCACTTGCTGGAACAACAGGGTTTGGTGGAGTTGCGTCAAGAGCCGCAACTCAAGGGTTATCTAGTGCAGGGCAAAGTTATGGAGAATCAAATCCTCAAAACGCATTAGCTTCTACATTAATCGGTGGAGGGTTAGGCACGGTTCTTTCTGTAGGCAGTGATTTACTGGGTTCAATGAAAGGACTAAAGAAGACAGGGACTAAGTTGCAAGCATATAATACAGGACAGACAGAGGCAGGAATGACAACCAAAGAGATGTCTAATACATTGAAAGACAATGCAAGAATTCTCGGATTAAAGAAGACTTCACAACTACCAAACTCTGCACAGGGCCTTATGGATTTAGCAAAGAATAAGTCAGTACCACTAATTGAATTAAGACAAAATATCTTAGATACAATTCCAGAGACAGAAGTTCCAAACATTACAAAGAGTGCACTACAAAAGATAGAAGATTTAATAGATGCAAGTGGAATGGCAGAATCTCTCAGGGGTTCAGAAGCATATAATAATATAATCAATGCTGTAACAAAATCAAAGTCCGCAAGTAGTCTACAAAAGTATGCCTCTACCTATGGGAAAGATGCTTTTATGAAAGGTGTTGATATGGCGTCCGATACTGCTAGAAATATGTATAAAATTGGAAACAGTGCTATTGTGAGTTCACTTGGAGAAGCAGTCCCAAACAGTGCTTCAAATGTACTTATCGGTGCCGCAATCAAAAAGAATCCATTACTCGGAGAATACCTCGGAAAGGCTGGTACTCCACTTAAAGCAACTCAAACACTTCTTGCAGACACCATGGCTATTGGTGGAGATAAAGCTGTAGAAGATATGGCTGTAGCAGGATTGACCCCTGCAAATATTCCAGTGTTAAACAGAATGTTACCAACTCAACAGGAACCACTTCAAAAACTTGGTAGTGTAACTGGGAAACTATTCCAAGGATTAGGAAAAACAGCGGGAGATATAGAGCCAGTCGCAAGAGGATTAATAACACCCACATCAGTTGGAGTACCACAATTGTTCACTAATCCTGTCGTGAGTTCTGAACAGGCATCACAAGGTGTACAAAATAACCAAGGACTTGGAGCTGGACAACAAAGTAGTAATGCTGATTTCTTGAATATGGTAAAGAATTCGTTGAGTGGAACATCATCGATAGGTGTCTCCAGTGAAAATGCTCAAAAGGCACAATTAATAGATGCTTTGGTGCTAAGTGGACAACTATCAACAGCACAAGCAAATTATATGAAAGATTCCCTAGGAATTGTGTCGGCTGAACAGACTGCATCTCAGCAAATTGCAGAGGGAAAGAAGAAGGTTGTTCTTAGTAGCTTAACAAAGTTGAAAGATACATTAGATAGCGGAGGAACAGGTATTCTAGCATTACAGGATATTCCAGCACAAGGGGGAAACTCGTTGGCACAAAAATACAAACTATATGGAAAAAATATTTGGGATAGTATTGCAAGAAACAGAACTGGTGCTGCAATTAACAAAGCTGAGGAAGAGTTCTACAAAACGTTCATACCTGATATGTGGGACACCGCCGAAAATAGAACTGCAAAGCTCGACGAATTGGCGAGTATCCTTTCAAACGGTGACGTTGAGGACTACCTAGGAATAAAGGATATAAAATAATTTTGAAATTTAGATTATGCGTGATACATTATGGAGAACCAGATTAAAATAGCAAAACTACAGACGCAAATGGAACAAGTAAAAGAGGAGATATACCAGACCAGAACGGAAATGAAGGAGGGGTTTAGTGATGTTGGCAATCAAATTACGGGTATCTTCGACAAGCTTGATTGTTATGTTACAAAGGAAACCTATAATAAAGACATTGGGGAACTTAATAATAAGCTTGGTAAACAGAGTGGAAACTGGGATTGGATTGTGAAGACAATAATGGCTGTTGTAATCGGTGCATTACTCACATTAGTTTTGAAGTAAAACACCATGCCTTCACTGGCGGACATATACAACGAGGTAAAAGACTACATTGCACCCGCTGGAGGACAGGGATTATTTGAGGCATTTAAGACAAACGCCAGCGATAGGAAAAAAAAGAGAGAAGATAGACTCTATGGGTTTCATCAGTATGACCAACCAGTACTTACTAATCACGGATATGTAAATGACACTCAGTCAATGGACTATATGATGGACATGGCCAAACAAGAGAGGGCGGCAAGCATGCAGCCACAGGCACAACAATCCCTAACACAGCAATATACTGCACCAGTAGAAACACCTATTCTCCAAGAACCAGTAGTTCAACCACAGATACTTGGGGCACAAAGTAAGAAAGCACCAACCTATAGCGAGGAACAAAAGAGGAAGGCAATTAATAAATTCACAACCAATGCTTCTCGTGTTGACCCAAATCTTCCATTTAGAAGTACTCCTGAGAAAGCAAAAGAAAATGCAAACTATATTAACCAATATCTAAATGAAGTATTTAACAAGGCACCTCAGTATGGACTAGACCCAATGATGATTACAGCTATCGCTGCGCAAGAGAGTGGGTGGGGTGGACAGAGATACGGAAACAACCTCGTAGGATACGGTGTGTTTGAATCGGGACAGAATCTAGATACAGACCATTCTGAAAAGGCAATTCCAGAGGCTGTTGATGCATTGTTGCAGAAAATATCCACCGATTGGGGAGGACAATATCAGGGCAAGACTACACCTGAAGGGTTTGTTGAAAGTAAATATAAATGGAATGTGCATCCTTCATGGGTACAAAATGTTGGTATAATAAGAAATTCACTTAACTAATTATAGGATTATTAACAAAAACTCAATTTTAGCATATAATACCAATTATGAAATTTACTGACCCAACAGGGAATGGCAGGATAGTAATAACACAAACATATCACGGTGAAACTCACAAACTTCCCGACACTCAATGTGCCATTGATATTAGAATGAGCGCTAACGAAATTTTTCATTCAGCAACAGATGGGGTGGTGGAGGGGTTGTGGCCAGATTATATTTCAATAATCCCAACAGATTCAAAATTCAGAACATTATACGTCCATACCGATAGGCACATCGTCAAAAAGGGGCAGGCAGTTAAGGCGGGCCAGAAACTCGGACAAATGGCACCGATTGCAAACCCCCATTTGCACTTTGGAATGAAATGGACGGATATGCACCAACCTGCGCCGAGGCTAATGGATTATTTTGATAGAACATTAGACATAACCACTGACTTTATTAAATATCCCGACATTGCTAAAGAGTGGTTTGTCGACAAGAAACTCAATAGGTCATTATTCCAAGATTTACAATATGGTCCTGTGGTGCCACCAGTTGACCCACGAATTGCAGAGTTAGAAAATCAGGTAGCTAACCTCCAGGTACAGAACAGTGAGCTTAGCAATGAACTAAAACTCTCACACGAGCAAATTGTGAGCCTTGTATCAAACGCAGAACAATCAGAAAAAGAATATCAAGAATTATCTGATAGATATGGTACACTAATGATAGAAAAGAAGACTGCAGTAAATGACAAGGAAGAAGCAATTCGAATATTAATGGCCTTGAAGTCTAGCAAATTCTTTTGGGTGCTGGAGCTGTTGGAGAAACTGTTTCCTAAGAAGAAATAAGATTCCTTAAATTATTAGGAATGTATTTATTATACATTTGAGAGTCCGAGATACATTTACAAATATACGTAAGAATAAAAGAAAAGTTATGGATATACTAAACACAGTTATAACAGTAGGAATGGTTACTTGTACTGTTGGTATTGTTTTAGTATTGGTTGGTTCGTTAATTAAATTAATTGTGGAACAGATTTAATATGGCAGAAGACAAGAGAATAGTAGTAAATGTCCCTGAATGGTTTGACAAAAACTACCCCCAATATAAAACAATACTATGGGGAATGGGTAGAGCATTTGTAGCTTCTTTTTTGGCTACATTAGTTCCTATGCTACAGACTATAACCGAAGAAACATTCAGTTCGTGGTATAACATGAGAGTATTTTTATTGCCTACTTTAATCGCCTCTATAACGGCTGGAATAGTTGGGCTTGGAAAATTCTTGAGAAGTTATTTTGAAGAATCGAGTGCCATACAGAAGATACCTGTTTAATTTAGAGACATCTTAATCTAATACCGATAATCTGTTGAATTATACTAAGAACTGCTCGTATAATGTAACAAGAAAAAGAATTTCACTAACAAGGTTGTAGGGCGTATGCCTTGTTTTTTGCTACATAAATTCTATTGTTACAGTCATGGAAACAGTAAGTTTAGAAAGAGAGGTGGTTAAGCAGAGAAATAAGATAGACTTGCTAGAACAAGAGAATAGTGATTTGAGAAGGGATTTAGTTGAACGTATAGTATTTAATAAACTAATGTTAGACAGCAAGGTAGACCTATATAGTAAAGACAGGGATACGAACGCAAGAATTGATAAGGTTGAAAAAAGGTTAGTGGATTTAGAGGAGAAGAAAGAAACTAAGTTCAGTATATTTAAGAATGCCTAGATATCGGGATGGTGAGAGTATGAAAGACTTGTTAATGGAATTATTGGACGAGTATCCCGCCCTCAGAAAAGACGAGAAGAAGTTGGTGTGGTGTGCGTGGGTTAAGTTGGGTTATGCAGATGAGTATTCAATGTCATACAAAGACTATTTAGAGGCCCCCCTTGAATCTACAATATTAAGGCAGAAACGAAGGTTATTCAGAGATTGTCCTCAATATAAGTTTAGTGAAGAAAAGTATGCCCCAACAAGAAGGTTTAATCGTCAATAGTAGTGGAGATTTTAAGAGTAAAGAGCAGATAATCTATGATGGTATGGAAAAGGCACCATTAGAATATAAAGAAGACCCATACAAAGAAGTTACGTTTGATACCATGGTAGCAGAAATGATTCGCAGAAGAGACGCAAGGAGAGAAATAGAAGGGATTCCAAGCCAGATAGAATTGGCAATACAGACAGATACCCCAATTATTATAGGACTGTTTGGAGACCAGCACATGACTGGAAAAGAGGTTGATTATGAGATGTTAAGAAGAGATGTACACTTCATCGCAGAGAATCCAAAGTGTTATACGATACTCGGTGGAGACGTGGTGGATGGAGCTGCATTCAATCCAGCACAAGACGATAAGATAGCCTCATTTACAGAAGAGAGTGCCATGGCTATTAAGATGTTTGATATGCTTGGCGAGGGAAGTATTATTGCAGCTTTGAGTGGGGACCATGACATGTGGGCAGAGAAGGGTGGGCCGACATTATATCAGACATTTAGGGAGAGATATCACACACCATTGATGCGAGGGTCTAGTGTTATCAAGCTGAGAGTTGGTGAGATAGATTATAAGATAGTTTGTGCTCATCAGTTACCTGGGTCTTCGATGTATAATAAGAGCCATAGTGAGAATCGAGAGAGTAAATTTGGAAGACAGGGAGCAGATATTTACGCAGGGTTCCATACACACTGTAAGGCACTTGCACAACAACCAGTGGATATAGCTGGAGAATCTACGATAATGCAAACCTATGTCGCAGGTGGGCCATATAAGCTAGCCGATTCATACTCTGCTAAAAAAGGGTATGGTAAGAAGGAGCAAAGTAACGAGGCAACTGTAGGAGCCGTATGGTTAGTCCTACACCCGTTCAGAAGAGAGGTAGAGGCCTTCTGGAGCATGGAGAGTGCCAAGGAGAGGATAGAACCATACTTAACTGGGAAACTGAAATCTATTAAGTCTGTTGAACCTATAGAAATAATTAAGGAGATAGCACAATGACATACGAAAACTTTGAGAAGTATATACAGTTTGTAAAATATAGAAGAGAATTTCTTCATGGACTTGAGAACCTAATGGGTGATTACTTTGGTTCGTGGATTAGTTTAGAAGGTGAATATGAGGAGAAGTATCTTGATTTGTTAAAAGATGTATTTAATGACAAAGAGGATTGGATATCATATTGGGTCTACGAGTTAGACTTTGGGAAGGAAGCGAAAAAGGATACTATCACCGATAATGGGAAAAATATCCCTATTAAAACAATTAAAGATTTATACAATCTAATCAATGAAAAAAATAACTAGAACTCGCTGCTTGATATTTAGTAGGGTCGTAGGATACCTATCAGCTACTGACTTCTGGAATCCAGCCATGAAGCAGATGTTTATGGATAGGAAGTTCTTTAAGATGCCTAATTAAGGCCTGATAGTGGTGAGTACTCCGCAAATACCCATCACAACCAGTACTTAAATAGTCAGTAATTAGTCGTATAATAGTCGAATCAGATATGGAGTATAATATACTATGTAACTGAAATGCACCCAATTTGTCGGATGACTTATGATGGGTGGCTCTTAAAAATTTAATACACCAGTATAGATACGCCGAAGTGGGTTTTATAACCCGATATGGAGTGCAGGTTTAAGTATCTGTTATACAACCAAAAAACGAGTAGTAGCCCTATAAATCTGAAAGTAACGGGAAGACTCTGAAGCCGTGGCTAGGTTGGCTGGTGTATTGAGCTTTTAAGCTCGTTCATTAACAGGAGGTACTACAATGGTAGAATCAATATGCAATTTCTGTGGTAAATTCAGAAAAACCTACGCTTGTAGGTCTGTTGGTGTGGATTATGAA